GTGAAAAAAATGAAGAAGGATATTTTGCTAAATATATCTGGATGAAGAAGAACAAATTAATATAAATTAGGAGATAATTATGGCTCATTATTTCTATCATGCGTATCACAACCATCATTCTGTATTAAAGAAAAATTTTAATGAAGAATATCAACGATTGGTTGATACATATGGTGAAGAAAATATCGAATTAGAAAAAGAGCTTACTTTTGCATATTGGTATAAATGTTGGGTAAATGAAGCAATTGGTGATTGGATTTTTGATCCTTTAGTTAATGAATATGTATATATCCTTGATGACGAAAGGATAAATTACCATGAGTAAAACAATTTATGATTCCACTTGTCCCAAATGCGGCAGCGATAATTGGTATCAGTATGATACAAACGAAACTGAATTTTCCTTTGATGGAACAGGTCATTATTATATTGACTGTCATTGCAAAGATTGCGAAAACAATTGGCGGCAATATTACGAATTTAAGTATGTTATTACAAAGGAGTGGAATTAATAGTGCGTTTGTGGCATCGTGATCTTATTAGAGTACTTCCACGTGAACAGCTTGTAGCGCAATGGCGCGAGCTATCATCTATTGCAGGTTCAGTACAAAAGAATGGAGGACCGAATCATCTCTTAGTGAATTTTGTAATAGATTACGACTTTGACCACTTCATTTCCTATGCTTACTATGTTCGTGAAGAAATGACACGGCGCGGCTATCGTACTATGAATAGCGTTTGGGATAAAATTGTTGTACTTAAACCTAATTACATCATTGTGCCGCTGAATGAGCTATATAAAGGTAAGATGAATAACACTTACTTCGATATTTGCTGGTATAATCTTTATGAGAAATATTTGTGCGGTGGAATTAGGGAAGAGGATTGGGTGAAAATTAGGGATGCTCGAGTATAAAATTACAGAAATTATAGAAGCGGGTCTTTATACAAAAGATGGCGAAAAAGTAATGGATTTAACTGATACTTGTATTCAAGAACTATCTGGCGCAACAGTTATTAAAAATGATAATAAAATAAAGTCAAACCAATAGGTTTGACTTTTCTTTTAATTTATGATATAATATTTATATATGAAAGTGGAAAAAAATATTTTAATCTCGGTAAAAAATATTATAATCTCATTCTAATAATCTTACTTATTCTATGAAAGGAGGCGGTAATATGTATAAAACATTCGCGGAAATGAATGAATTACTTCGTACCGCGGCAAAAATTAAATATGAAAACGGACGAAATGTTGAAGGTATTGCCGCGGAAACAGGAATAAGTTCTGCCATGCTTTATAAATGGCGTTCTGGCTCTTCAAATTTATCAGGCGATAAATTTGATAGTTTGCTAAAATATTTTGAAGAACAAGAACCTAAGAGATTAGAGATGGCAGAAAGAATATTAGGATGGTGATTATAATGTCTTTACCAACAGATAAAGATTGGTGTGTTTATAAGCACACTTTAAAAAATGATGGACGTGTTTATATTGGTCAAACAAATAATATTAAAATGCGCTGGAAGCCCAGTGCTTATAAAAATTGTCCAGCGTTTTATGCAGCAATATTAACGTATGGATGGGAAAATTTTGAACATGAAATTCTATATTCTAATTTAACTTTATCTGAAGCTAATGAAAAAGAAGAAGAATTAATTACTAAATATGATTCTATAAATAATGGATTTAATTTAAATTCTGGTGGATTAAATCATTTAGCAAGCCAAACAACGAAAGATAAAATGAGTCAAACTAGAAAAGGCGTTCCAAAATCAGAAGAACATAAAAAAGCAATTAGTGAAGCTCTTAAAAAACATAAAAGAACACCAGAGCATAATAGAAATAATCAGCTTGCTCAACATAGAAAACCAGTTCAATGTATTGAAACAGGAGTTGTTTATGAAAGTTTGGCTGATGCAGAAAGAACAACGGGAATATTAGGAGAAACAATAAGTAGAAATTGTCGAGGAAAACAAAAATCAGCGAGCGGATTTCATTGGAGGTTTATAGATGAATAATTTAAGTTATTCGGCAAATGATATTCAAACCCTATCTCCAGGTAGAGCATATCGTGAACGACTTGGAATGTATTTATCAGCAGATTTACAAGAAGCAATGGATTTGGGTTTGCGTGAACTTGTATATAATGCTCAAGATGAATATGCCGCAACGAATCAGAAAAATGCTCAAATTAAAATTACGATAGATACTAAAACTAATGAAATTACAGCAGAAGATAACATGAGGGGAATCCCTTGCGCTGTGCGTGATGATGGTATGAATGCTCTTACGGCAGCATTTCTAATTCCGCATAGCGGCGCTAAATACGATGATAAAACAGCATATTCAAGTAGCGTTGGGTGTAATGGTCAAGGCAATAAAATTGTTTGCCATACCGCCAAGTGGCTGAAGGTAGAAGTTCAGCGTGAAGGAAATATTTATTTTCAATCTTTTCATGAAACCGATGAGGGAGCAGTGCCTGATGAAGAAGTAAAGATTATTGGTAAGTCTAATAAAACAGGCACTAAAATTACTTATATTCCTTCTGAGAAAGTTTATGGAAAAGATACTAGAATTGACATTGAAGTATTGTCTAAAACACTTCGCCAACTTTCTTACTTTTCGCGCGGTTTAAAGATTATTTTAAATGTTGATGGTCAAGAACAAGTATTTATCTCTAAAAATGGTCTTATCGACGGACTAGATACTACAAATGCTCTTTCTAAACCTTTTCAACATTTTTATAAGACTGATGATTGTGAGGTTGAATTAGCATTACAATGGGTTAAGAAGCGTGGTCAGATTAAAGGATATGCAAACGGCCTTTATATGGTTGACGGCGGCGCGTTTATTAGTCAATTTAAAAGCTCATTAACACGCACTTTTAATTCTCTTGCTGGTAAAAAATTTGATGGTGAAGCTATTCGCGGTGTTCTTGATGGCTTTGTATCAGTAAAAGTCCGAGTTGGTCAATTTTCAAACCAAGCTAAAACAGCGCTCGCTAATAAAGAGGCTGCAACAGCTACTTCGGCAGCAATAACAGAAGCCTTAAAGCAATTTTCTATTCAACGTTCAAATGATTTTAATGTGGTAGTAACCATGTTAGAAAAAGTTGAAAAAGCAGAAGCGGCGGCGGAAAAAGCTCGTAATGCAGTTCTTCAAGCAACCAATCAAATAGAGAAAAATCAAAAGCGTAAAGTATTCTCTTCAGATAAGCTAAAAGATGCAGAATTTCTTGGTCAAGATTCAACCTTATTGATTGTAGAAGGCAATTCTGCCGCGTCAAGTATGGCTGTCGCGCGGGATATTAAAAAATATGGCATTCTTGCAATTCGCGGGAAAATTATTAACTGTCTCGCACATAATGAAGAAAAGATATTCGCTAATGAGGAAATTAATTTATTGCTTAGTGCAATGAATATTGTTCCTGGTAAATATAATTCAAGTCGACTTCGATATGGTCGTATCGCTATATGCAGCGATTCAGATTCTGATGGTTTTCATATAGGACTGCTAATAATGGCTGCAATCTATAAGCTCGCACCGCAATTTTTAGAAGAAGGTAGACTCTGCTGGCTTCGTTCTCCTCTTTATATAGAGAAAGTTGGTAAAAAGGAAAATTATTTTTTTACAGATGAAGAAATTAAAGATGTAAAAATTACCGGCGAGCTACAAAGAAATAAAGGCCTTGGTTCTTTAAGCGCACAACAAGCAAAGGATTCCATGTTTAATCCTAAAAATCAACGAATGGATGTTTTAATTCCAGACGAAGAATCATTATTAATGCTTGCTCAATTAATGGGTGAAGATAATTCATATCGTAAGACTTTTATTTTCGATAATGTTGATTTTTCTGAGATACATGAATAACTTGACTTTTCTTAGAAAATACGTTATAATATAAATAAATAAGGAGGAAATAAAGTGTCTAATTTAAAACAAGTAATTGAGCAATCATTTAGTCAATACGCTGGTGCAGTATTGCAGTCTCGCGCGCTTGTCGATGTTAGAGATTGTTTGAAGCCTTCCGCGCGACAAATTTTCTATTGCTTATATACTGATAAATTTACACACAATAAGCCGTT